GGAAGAACCAAGTGTGGTTATTGCTTTTAAGCAGTAATCACACTTTTTGTTTTATATGCCTATTTTCGCATATACGGCGATTTTCCATAGAGGATATATGTTGATATAGGTAATAGCGAAAAGTCGCTAAAAACAGCGTTTTAGGCAATAATTTTATATGTCGGGCGGCAGCAGTCGAAGCAGAAACCGTGTGAATATCATACAGGTCTGTGATGTAGGTCGAACCTACAGCCCGGCAGACAAAAACAACGGCGAAGTACAGCCGACAATTAAACAATGCGAATGGCGAAGTATTGCCAACGATGTAAAGGAGCATTTATATGGCACTAACAAGGAAATTTCTTAAAGCGTTAAACGTTGAAGATGCGGCGATAGATGAAATTATCAATGCACATACTGAAACGATGGACGCGATCAAGTCTGAAAGAGACAGCGAGAAGGCAAAAGCAGACAAGTTAGAAGCATTACAGAAAGAGTATGATGCTTACAAAGAAAAGGTAAAGACAGAATACGTCACCAAAGCAGACTTTGACAAGCTTACAAAGGAATATTCTGATTATAAGTCGGATATTTCCGCAAAAGAGACAAAGAATGCTATAAACGGCGCTGTTTCTGCTTATCTTGAAGGTAAGAACATCAAAGGTAATAATCTGAAACTTGCTTTAATGGCACTTGAAAGCAAAATGGGCGGCTTTGAGCTTGACGATGACAGAAAGCTGAAAGATACAAAGGCGCTTGATGATCTAATCGCGGGAGATTTCAAAGACTTAGTGTCAACACAGGTTAAGGTAGGCGCTGAGATACCGCACGGGATAGAAAATGCAGGACAGGCTCAGAAAACTCAGAGCAGGGCGGCAGCATTAGCCGCACAGTACCACGACAATCTATACGGCGCTGTTGAAAGCGCAAAATCACCGAAAGGAGAATAATTTATATGTCTTTCATTAACAATGATTACACATCTAAGGTGTATGCACCGGGATATTTCCTTGCAGTCGATGAAGGCTATGAGGTAAAGACCCGTGAAGCATCTGCATCTGATGCGCGTGTAATAACAACGAATAACGGCGGTAAGTATCTTCCTGCCGGAACAATTTACCCTACAAATGATGCATATGCAACAGGCATTATCTTTGAGGACACAGACGTTACAAACGGCAATATGCCCGCTGCTGTAGTTCTCAAGGCTACAGTTTACGAAGATGTACTGCCTATTACCGGCGCACAGTATGACGCGGTAACGCTTAAAAACCTTGTAAGCCCTAAGGCACAGGGTTGGTATGAGAGTGACGGTCAGGTTTCGCCCACATATACACTTTCCACAGATGAGACAGTAAACACAAGCAAGACCTATTACACTAAGGACGGGGACGATTATGATGCCGTTTCCGATTATGCGGCTGTTCTCAATCCCGTTGAGGAAGGTTGGTATGAGAGTGACGGCGGCACAGGCTATGTGCTTTCCACCGATACCGAAGGAGACAAGACAAAGACTTACTATGAAAAGTCTGATATTCGTATGAGTTCTGCGGCAAAGTCTGCACTTGAAGCACTTGGCTTTAAGTTCGTTACTGTTCCGGCAGTTACAAGACCTTAACGGAAGGAGATAAACATTATGCCTATAAAGTATGAAGATAACATTCTCGGATTTATTCCGAAAGATGAATGGCTTAACGTTGGTTTCAACGTAACAAGACCGAATGACCCTATAGACGGACTTTTCGGAGATGAAAAGACCGATAATCTGACGGCAAAGTGGCAGACTATAGCTAATGAGTATCAGATACCCGTTATGGCTCAGTTCCACGCTTTCGACAGCGAAGCAAACAAGACTTTCCGTATTCCTGTTGATAATCATTCTATCGAAAAGGGACTTATCAAGGTAAAAATCAATCAGTCGGAAAGAATGAGAGCGCTTCTCCGTGCCGGTGTTCAGAACGATCAGATGTATGATTATGTACTGAATGACGGTATTAGACTTGCCGATCAGGTATTTACAAGGTCGAAGGTCGCAAAGAATGAGCTTTTGGCTTTCGGTAAAATCACTATCAAGGAAAATAACCTTGACATTGATGTTGATTACGGTGTTCCTGCTGACCAGACAGCATTTACCCTTGATCTTTCTGCGGCTGCTGACATTTCCGCACAGCTTCAGGCTATCAAGGATTTAGCAGATGATAAGGGCGTAACAATTACCGGTATGCTTACAAGCCGCAAGAACATCACAAAGATGCGTCAGAACGCAGGCTTACAGAAGAATATCAACAGCAATATCGGCGTAGGTGCGCTTATCCGTTCTAATGACCTTAATGCATATCTTGAAGAAGAGTTCGGCATTGAACAGGTTATCACAAATGATCTTAAATATGGCGCAGACAGCGCTATAGGCGCAGACGGCAGACCCGTTATCACCACAAAGCGTTATTATCCTGACGATAAGGTAACATTCTTTGCTACAAATCCGGCGGGACGCATCGGTGTTGGTCTGTGGGGTGACCCGCCCGAAGCTACAGTAGGTGCACTTGGCACAGCAAGAGTTGAAGGCGCTGTATCGCCTTATGTATATGTAGATCAGTGGGTAACAGATGACCCGAAGGAGCTGTGGACAAAGGCAAGCGGTCTGTTTATGCCTGTACTTTACAATCCTAACAGCCTGTTCATCGCAACAGTAGCAGCGGAGGCTTAACAATGAAATTTTCGGTTATTGTCGATTTTGTTGACGCACAGGAACATCATTTATACCGTGTAGGGGACACATTCCCCTATAACGGTAAAGATGTTTCAGATGAGCGCATAAGGGCGCTGTCAACAGTAAACAACGCTATAGGAAAGCCGCTTATCGTCATTATGGCAGAACCGACAATAGCGGCTGAAAAGAAACCGGAAACGGTTGAAATAAAGCAGGAAACAGCGGAGAAGCCGAAAGAAACGGTTGAAAACGTGGTTGAAGCCGTTGAAAAGCCTGTAAAAAAGCGCGGTCGGAGAAAATCTACCGAATAAGGCGGTGAAAATATGATTGATGAAATATGCGCATATCTTCATAATTATTTTGATCGTGAAAATCCTAAATACTATGGAGAAATAACGATAAGTAACGGCGCTTTAGTCGATTTTGAAGATAAGCTGCTTACAAATCAGTATTTCCGCATAGTCGGTAGCGTATTCAATGACGGTGTGTATAAATATCCTGTTACAAATCTGAAAGATGAAACCTTTACAAATGGCTCGGTTTGGGCGATGTCACTGCCGCCTGATTTTATAGCACTTTGTAAAGATATAGGCGATTGGGTAACAAAGTATAACGGTGCTGATAGTGCGGCGTTATCTCCATTCAATTCTGAAAGTTTTGGCGGGTATTCATACAGTAAGAGTACAGGCGGTTCGTCAAGTGGTAATGTATCAGATATACCGGGTTCGTGGCAGTCTGCATTTGCATCACGTTTAGCGAGGTGGAAGAAACTATGAGTTTACCGGACTTAATGAAGGCAAATGACGATTACGGCGAATTTCAGATATATGATTTAGTTACCTATAACGATCAATACGGCGGTCACGAACAGCGATACACACCGGGCGCAACATTTGAAGGTGTACTTATTCTGAACAATAGCATAAGAGCGCAAGAAGCACAGAAAAACGGCGTTACCGGTGTATATACGCTGACTTTTGACAAAACATTACGTTTACCGTGGCATACGGTGTTCAAAAAGATAATCGTTGAAAACGGTGATATAGTTGCTACAGGCTCGTTCTATCGAGTGACCACAAAGGACGATAATGCACCACCGAAAACTGCAACATTAAAGTTTCGACAGGTAGTATGCGAGGAATACAATCTGCCTGACGAAAACAAACAGGGGGTATAAATATGAGTTTACCTGAATATCCCGAAACAAGACGGGAACAGTATCTATCAGTCATTGCGGGACAGAATACAACTGATATTCTCCCTGAAAAGCCTTTAACAAGAGAAGAACAGTATCTTGATTATATCGCTGTAAACGGTGGCGGCGGTGGCGGAACATCTGACTATACCGATTTATCCAATAAACCGCAGATAAACAGTGTAGAGCTGACAGGCAATAAAACAGGCGCGGCTTTCGGTCTTGCGGCTGCCGAAGATGTA